GCCACGGGTCGAGCCGCTGGCAGAGCGACAGGTCCTCCGAGAGGTAGCAGAGCGTGGCCTCGTCCTGACCCGCCCCCGTCGCGTAGACGCGCATCGCGGGGGCGAGCTCGGCCCACGAGAGGTCCTGCGCCGTGCCGCCGCCCGGGAAGCACGTGAGGACCGGCACCACCGGGGCGTCGCCGAGGTAGGGCTCGGAGTCGGAGCCCGCCTCCATGCGCCAGCGCAGGTGCCGCGGGTCCGCGAGGTAGGGCCTGAATTGCACGTCCGGCCCGCCCTCGACGTTGCATATGTCGGTGACGAGCTTCCTCACGTCGTTGTTCGCGACGTTGAAGCCGTCGTAGGTGCGCTCGTGGCCGCCCGCCTCGCCGACGTAGGGCCAGTCGATGGGGAGCGCGCCGCCAGGCTTCGAGCACGCGAGCCGCCCGAGGCGGCACGCGATGGAGCGCAGGCTCTCGCCCTCCCAGTGGATGCTGTCCGTGGTCACGGAGGGGACGGCCTGGCCCTTGTCCTTGCCATCCCCGACCGTGGTCGTGCCCGTCCCGAAGGCGCCCTCGCGCACGGCGTAGCGGTGGGCGAGGACCTCGAGCGGGCTGAGCAGGTCGATTGACACGTCGCGCTCGGTGCCCGACTTGGGGCCGATGACGCCCGCCACGACCGGCGCGCCGTCCCACATGAGGCACACGCCGCGCCGCCACATGGCGATGGCCTCGTGCCGCTCGGCGGCGGTGCGCCCGGGGACGGCGGCCCACGGGAGCCTCAGCCCGGAGGCGTCGCCCTCGCCCGTACCCTTGTCGCGCGTGGTCGAGAGCGAGCAGTCGCCGACGCTGAGCGTCCAGCTGAAGCTCGGCAGGTCGATTTGCTCGGCCAGCAGGCCGGTCATGCCGTCGAAGAGGTAGGCGGACCACATCAGGCGGCCCCCGCGATGCCCTGGTCGATGGCCTCGCAGATGACGCCGGTGCACGCGTTGCTGCCAAGCTTGTCGTCTGAGGAGTGGACGAGGATGTCCCCGCCCCAGTACTGGCCGGAGCTGAAGCTGATGGTGTGCGTGCCTGGCGAGAGCGTCACCACGTGGCGCACCTCCTTGTAGTCCCATCGGCCGGAGTCCGGCGGCGTGACGAAGAACTGCATCGCCTTCTCACCGTCGACGCTCATGGCCACGATGCAGTCGGACGAGTCGCCGCCCGAGAGCGTGGCGCACCAGCGCAGCTCGACCAGCCGCGCCGTGGGGACGGTGACGGTCACGGAGTAGTCCGTGTGCATCGTGCCGTTCAAGTCGCCGCGCAGCTTCCCGTCGTATGTGTCGCGCATGTACCCCAGCTGGCCCATGGTGGCCCCGGACGCCACGGCGTCGCGCCCCCGCGCCTCGACCGTGGCCTGCGCCGTGGTGGTGGCACCGGCCGGGAGCCTCATGTAGGCGAGCAGGGTGGCGTAGGTGGGCACCGTGGGCCTCGCGGGGCTTGCCGCAGGCGCGCCCTGCGTGACCCCCAGGGTCACGTGGTTGTCGGCGTCGCCCTGGTCCAGGTCGTGCGCCGTCACCCACACCGCGTCGATGCGCGGGTATCCCGTGCCGTTGGCCGCCACGGCGGGTGTGCTTCCCGCCGGGACGGGCGCGAGCGTGGAGCCGTCGCCCGCGCCGCGCGTGCAGACGGCCACGCCGGCCGCCACCGAGTACGCGAGCGAGGACGAGCCCTTGACCGACAGGCCGGAGAGTATGCCCGCCTGCGGGAAGAGCGCGGCGAGCGCGAGCCTGAGCGCGAGCGGCGTCGTGCCGTCCGCCCCCGAGTTGCGCACGCCCAGTGCGACGTTTTCTGCCATGTGCAAGTCCCTCCTAGATGTAGGTGTCGCGCCACTCGGCGCATACCGTGCCGGTGCCCGTGGCCGTGAGCGCGAGGGTGACCTCGCCGCCCGCCGGGACGGACGGGAAGCCGCGCGCCGAGAGCAGCCGCGAGGCGTCCACGCCGGCCACCGAGGCCGTGCGCGACAGGCAGTCGAGCGTGACCGGCTGCGTGCCCACGTGGCCGTCCCACGCCAGCTGCGCGCCGGTGGAGGCGTCCGTGAGGGTGAGGCCGTCCATGTCGCCCGACGCGGTGATGACCGGGTACGCCGCGCTGGTGCCGTCGTTCCTCAGCGTCGCGACGTTGGCCCCCGCGCCGCCCCCGCCGTACGAGAGCGGCCACAGGAGGCCGTGCGGCGCGTCCGCGTGCCAGCCGAGCGCGCCCGCCGACGCCCCCGGCGAGAGCCACGCGCGGTGCGGGGTCGTGCCGTATCGGCGCGGGTCGGGGCAGACGATGGTGAGGGTGAGGGTCACGGCCCCGCCGCGAACCCCCTTGCCTACCTCGACGGTGAGCGCCCCGGTCGCGTACGTCTCGGCCACGCCGTCATCGACGGCGATGGACACAAGGCGGTGGGCCATTGCCCCAAGCGGCGCGAGCGACGAGACCGCCTCCGCCCTCGTCCTTCCGAGCGCGTACCCGTCCACCGTCACGGTTCTAGACGAGTACGCCACCTGCGACGGCTCGATGGCGAAGGCCCCGTCTCCGAGCTGGCGCTCGGTGAGGTCCCACTTGCCGTCGGGGGTCCCGTACCACCCCGCCAGCCCGGATGCATGCAGGCCGGGGGCGCCGCCAGGAGGCCCCAGGCGCGCGGCGCTTCCTCCTCCCTCTATGGTCACCGCCAGCGCGTCCATCAGGACACCTCCATCGCGGTGCGCATCGCCGACCTGCTGAGGATGGCCGCCGCCGCGTACATGTCCTGGTCGCTTCGCACGACCCTGGTGCTGAAGCTCTGGTTGACCACCGTCGTGCGGCCGGGCGCGGGGTACGGGGTGCCAGCCCTCGCCGTCGCCCACGCGAACCCTGGCGCGCCCGTGGCCATGGCGTCCGCCAGGCGCCCGCCGATGCCGGAGACCAGCGGCTCGACCTCAGAGCCGAAGGCGCGCTCGATGCCGCTGCCCAGGCCGCGCATGATGGCCATGCCGTGCGGCACGAGCAGCCTGCGGTCGTACTCTATGGGGCCCTTGTGCTCGGCTATCCAGTCGGCTATGCCGCCGACGAAGCCGGTCACGCCGTCCCATGCGCCCTTGAGGCCGCTGAGGAAGCCGTCAATGACGCTCCTGCCGGCACCGACGAGGAGCCCTCCCAGGTCTCCGAGGGCGGACAGTATCCTGCCGGGCAGGCCAGCGAACCAGTCGAGCACCTCGGCGCCCTTCTGCGTGGCGCCCGAGAGGAGCCCGCCGACGAACTCTATCCCGGCCGATAGCATCTGTCCGACCGCTCCGGCGACTGCGGCCACTGCCTGCAGGAGCAGCGTGCCTATGGCCGCGAGCATCTGCGGCGCGTCGTTGATGACCGCCGTCGCGAGCGCGAGGAAGAGCGTCACGGCTGCGGCCAGGATGGTCGGCAGGTTGTCCCCGATGGCGGCGGCGAGGAGCTGTATCACCATCGTCAGGGCGTCCACGATCTCCTGCGCGTGCTCGGACATGTACGTCATGACGTCCACCATGAGCTGCGCCACGGCGACGAGTAGGTACGGCAGGAGCTGCGCCGCCTGGGACAGGAGCGGGCCCACCACGGACGCGATGCCGGCGAGCAGCGACTGGGCCTCGCCGGCCCAGTCGACCCCGGCGAGGTACTCGCGCACCGTCCCGAGCGCGCTCGCCGCCGCGCCGACGAGCCCGGCCGCCGCGTCGGCCACGACCGGCAGGAGGGTCTGGCCCACCTGCGAGACGGCGGTGGGGAGGTACGAGACCACCGTCGTGAACACCTGCCCGACGCGTGGGGCGACGTTCGTCACCACGTTGTCGACGGCGCCGAGCAGGTTGCCCACGAGCGCCCCCACGTCCGCGTCCGGGTCGGCCAGGCCCGTCAGGAGGTTCTCCCATGCCGCCTTTGCCATGGTCACGCTGCCCTCGATGGTGCCTGCGGCCTCCTTGGCCGTCGTGCCCGCGATTCCCTGCGCCTCCTGCACCTGCTGGATGGCCTGGACGCAGTCCGCGAAGGAGTCTATGGAGAGGTCGCTCGCCTCGCCGTTGGCGGCGCCCCACTTGTTGGCGTCGTCTATGAGCTGCTGCATGCCCTGCTTGGTGCCGGCGTATCCCAGCTTGAGGTTGTCGAGCATCGTGTAGTTCTGGCGCGAGATGCCCATGATGGCGTTCTGGACGTCCTCGGCGTTGCTGCCGAAGACGTTGACGTTGTCGCTCATGGCGCGCATCGCGACGTCCGCCATGTCGGCGGCCTTGGAGGTGTCTCCTCCGAGGGAGTTGATGAGCGCGGCGGAGAAGCTGGTGGCCTGCTGCATGTACTGGTTGGCGCTCATCCCGCTGGTCTGGTATGCCTGCGCCGCGTACTGCTGCAGCTTCCCCGAGGCGTCGCCGAAGAGCTTGTCCACGCCGCCGACCATCTGCTCGTACGTCGAGTAGGCCTCGACGGCGCCGCCCACGACGGACTGCGCGGCGCTCGACACCGCGCCCGCCACCTGCTTGGTGACGTCCCACATGGCGTTACCCATGGCAACGCCCTTGGCTATGGCGCCGGAGGTGATGCCCTCCACCTTGGAGGATGCCTGGTCATCGACGCCTATCCTCACCATCAGGTCCAGCAGGTTCACCTTGTCACACCACCCTAAGCCCGGCGCCGGTCACGACGCGGCGCGCTATCTCCCCGAACCCCTCGCTCGGCCGCTCCCTCGGGTCGAGGTCGCCGAGCAGCGCCGTGTACGGGCGCTCCACGTACTCCCCCCGCGCGGCGGCCCTCACGCTGTCCGCGACGTACGCGCGCCACAGGGCGCGCTCCTCGTCCTCGCGGGCCCTCGCGCCGGCGTAGGCGAGGAACGCGCCTACGCTCCCAGGCCCCCTGTATTCGCCGAGGCAGAGGAGGAGGCTGCGGCCGCCCCTGCGGGAAGCGAGCCTAAAAAAGCGAGCGCCTCCTCGTCTGTGAGCAGCTCGACCAGCCCCTGCAGGACCTGCGGGAGCGTGTGCGTCGCCTTCCACTCGCCGGCCTCCTGGCCGTCCGTGGCGGCGAGGATCGCGATCACGTCCTCCCCGTGCTCGGAGAGGAGCAGCGGGGCGGCCTGCGCGATGGCCTGCGCCTTGTCCGAGGAGCCGTCGGCGGCCCTGAGCGCGTCCGCAACGCGCCGGTCGGTGGCGATTGCCACGACCCTCGGGATGAGCACGCCAAGCACGTCCATGGCGCGGTCAGCGCCGATGTCGGAGAGCCTCATGCCTACGCCCCCGCCGTCTCGTCGGTCCCGGCCTTGACGTACACCTCGTAAGGCACCCTGTCCGGGGCGTCCATCGAGTAGTGCGCGGTCAGCTCGAAGTCCATCTGGCCCTTCTTCTTGTTGTCCGACTTGAGGGAGAACCCTCCGGTCGAGAGGGCGTTCTCCATGTGGATGGCGAGGAACCCCCCGTTCTTGTCGCCGTTCTTGTCGGAGTAGTCGCCGACCCACCAGACGTCCATGAAGTCCGCCTCCGTGAGGTCGTTTCTAGGCACGACGTGCGTGGAGTCGCCCGAGTCGACGTCTGCCGCGCCCACGAGCTGCCTCACGACCTCCGCCGTGGCGGTGACCAGGGTGCCGGACATGGTCACCTCTATGGAGTCGAGGCGCTTCAGCTCCTTCATGTTGGCCGGGCAGTTGTCGATGTCCTCGCCGAAGTCCGTGTAGCTGGGCTTGGCCTTGAACTCGACGCCGCCGCTCGTGGCGCCAATGATGTCGGTGCCATTGAGTGTCGCGGTCTTCGGGTCGAAGTCCCGGAGCATCAGCCCGGCGTTAAGCTGCAGGTGCGAGAAGGTGTCAGACGGTATCTGGGTGAACTTCATTCCTTTTGCTCCTTGTCTAGTCCGTGGTCATCCACTCGACCGAGACGTTTATGCGCCTGCGGCTCACGGCCGGGTCGTCGTCGGCCACCGCCTGGCACCACGGCTCGCCTCGCGTGAGCCACATGCCGCCGCCGTCGCAGGCGAGCATGGCGCCGCCCAGGCCGATTGCGCGGGACAGGGCACGCGCGCGGGCGTTGGTCGCGGCCTCCCCCTCGCCGCGCGTCCACAGGTCGACCGTGGCCGCAGTGGGCGCCGCGCCCCAGGTGGACGCGGGCAGGGTGAACGTCACGAACGGGTACGGGGCCGAGTCTGGCACGTGCCCGTCCGCGTACGCCCTCGCGCCCACGGCGCCCGCGAGCCAGGCCGCGAACGCCGCCTCCGGGGTCACTCGCACACCCCCTCGGCCGTGACGCGCTCGGCGTCGATGCACGCGCCCTCTGGCGCCGCCTGTGGCGTCGACGTCACGCGCAGGACCGTGCCGTCGGCCAGGCGCACCAGCTCGTGGAAGCGCAGGCCGGTGCCGCGCGGGCACAGGACCTCCCACTCGTCCCGCTCGCGCTCCTTGCCGCCCAGCTCCGCCGGCAGCGCCGAGTCGCGGGCGCACGCGGCGCGGAAGGTGGCGCCGTCGGAGAGCGTGCGGACCGTGCCGCCCTCCCCGTCCGGCCCCTCCGTGGCCACCAGGCGGGTGACCTCCTGGGACATGCGGTCGAGCAGGCTCACAGCTTCCTCCATCGGCTCAGGCGGGAGCGGAAGGCCGCCTCCCACGTCATGGGCAGCCCCGTGGCGGGGTCGGTCGCGCGGCTGTAGCTGTAGCCCCCGAAGCTCTCGGAGGCGTACGGGCCCGCCGCGTCCCCCTGCGCCGCCTGCCACGCCTCTATCTCGGAGACGAGGTCCAGCAGCTCGCGGGGGACGCGCAGGGGCGTGACGGTACCCTCGAACTCCTCGTCCGAGAGCCCGCCGGCGCCCACCTGGTGCAGCCCGTCGTTGAGCGCGGACCCCGCGACGTCGCACCACTGGCCGTCCGCCAGCGGCAGCTCCTGCCCGGAGGCCGGGTGGATCTCTCCGCCGGACACGGACCAGCGCCCGCGCACGGGCTCGCCGGCGAACCGGTTGTTGACGCTCGCGAGGACCGCGCCCAGCATGGCGGCCATTAGGCGGCCGCCACCGTGCGCTTGACGCAGGCGATGAGCTGCGGGTAGAGCGCCTTCACGCCGCACAGCATGTCGAGGGAGACCGTGTCGGTCTTGGTCTGCATGTCGTAGCCGTACACGACGCGGATGCCGAAGCCGTCGTAGTTGGCGACGGAGGCGTTCGCGGCGCCCTGCGGAAGCTCCAGCGGGCGGGTGACGAGGGCGAGGGCGTTCTTGTGGAAGACGATGCCGTCGTCCTCGGTTCCATTGGCGTTGGCGCAGTTCTGGTCGGTGTAGCAGTCCAGGCCGAACTTCCTGCCGATGCTGGCCTCCTGGAGGCCGGCGGTGTCACCGGAGGCCCCGGCGTTGACGAACAGCTCGGTGTTGAGCAGGTCGGCCTCGATCTGAGGGCCGAAGACGAAGTTGCGGTCGGTGGTGGGCGCCTTGCCCTGCACGATGGCCTGGCGGGCTGCGACGATGTTGGCCTGGGTGACGGCGGCGCTGGTGGCCACGGTCTTCTTGGCGGCCGCCACGCCGGCGGCGATGAGGTATCCGTCCACCTTGTCCAGGAACGCCTGCATGGCGGGCGTCAGGAACTGCGCGGAGAAGTCCTCGATGGACATGGTCATCTCCTTGGACGTGACCGCGAAGGAGACGTCCAGGTGCTTGTCCATGGTGACGGTGTCCCTGGCCTCGGTCGCGTCCTGGACGGTCAGGGTGCCGGCGTACTCGTTGGCCACGAATGTCGCGGGCTTGCGGACGCTGATGGTCTCGCCGACGCCGGGCACGAAGTCGCCGGAGTAGTCGCGGTAGACCAGGTTGGGCATGACCGCGTTGTTGCGCAGGACGTCCAGGGCCTCGCCGGCGATGACGTCGGCGGTGAGGATGGTGTTTGCCATTTCGGCTCCTTACTTCTGTTGCGAGTGCTTCCAGTTGATGTACTCGGTCGCGGTCATCTTGGAGAGGTCGGGCTCGGGCTCCGCCCCCGCCTTCGGAGGGGTCGCGGGCTCTGCTCCCCTGGTGGACGTGGTCGGGATGAAGTCCTCCCAGTCCTCCCTGATGCCCTTCTCCAGCTCCTCGGCGCCCTGGATGGCGCCGTCCTTGACCTCGACCTTGGAGAGGTCCGCCACGCGCATGACGGCGTCGAGCCGCTTGGGGTCCACGCCTGCCTCGGCGAGCAGCTTGCGGTAGAGGGAGCGCTTCGTGCGGTCGGCGTCCTTCGCGGCCACCTGCGCCTTGTAGTCCTCGAAGGCCTTACGCTCTTCCTCGTACTTGGCCTTCATGCCGTCGGCGTCACCAGCCTCCTGGGCCTTCGCGAGCTCCGCCTTCAGCTGCTCCACCTGCTTGCGGAGCCCCTCGGCCTCCTCGCCGCCCCTGCCCGCGTCCGCCGCCTTCTGCTTCAGCGCGTCCACGGTCTCGGCGTGCGCCTCGATGATCTCGTCGGCCTTCTCGTCCTCGATGCCCATTGCCCTGAGCATCTTGCGCGTGAGTGCCATTTCCCCTCCGTCCCCGCCCGGTGCCTCGGGCGGCCGTGCGGCGTTCCCTGCCGCGTGGGGCGGGCGATGCCTGGCCCGCTCTTCGGGGGAGATTCTGGGCGTCGGGTCACGCCCCGCCGCCCAGGGCGGCGCGCATGATGGCCCCGTACTCGGACGAGTGCCCTGAGGCGGCCGGCACCAGGAATGGCTGGGCGCCCGCTCGGCTCGTCCCCAGCTCCACGTACCGGGCGTACTCCACGTTGGTCCCTATGGCCTCGTGGTGGGCGTCAAGCTGCACATGGGTTATGGAGTTGCGGAGCCTGCCCGTGTCCACGGGGCACCTGGCCTTCGCGTGGCCCTCAGCAGCAAGCCCCACCTGCTCCAGGCCGCGCGAGAGCGCCGGCGCGAGCGCCGAGAGCCACTCCTGCGTGTGGTCGGTTGCGTCCACGCTGTTCGCCATGCCGCATCACCTCGGGCACATGGTCGCCGCGCGGTCACGCGGCAAGAGGAAGGCCCCCGCCGTGGATGGCGAGGGCCTAAAGAGTGGACGTATTCTTGGACTGGCTAGGAGCGCGAGGCCTTAGAACAGCGCATCATCGGGCGCGCCCGTCTCGGCGTATGGGTCGTACTCCCTGCCGTCGCGGATGCACCTCTCTACGATCGCGGCGCACTCCGCGAGGTCGTCGGGCATAGAGAGGTCGTGGCCCATCGGCGAGCCGAACCTCGCCTCGTACTCTTCGCATGCCTTTTGGAACCGCTCCTCGTCCGTCATAGCCCCGCCGCCTCCCTCGTCATCTTGAGGAACATCTCATACGATTCTGGGAATATCTCCCTTATTCTACCCAAAGACTCCGGAGACGTGAAGGACGCGGCGCTCATCTCGGCGAAGGCCTCCGTGGACAGGTGCCTGCCCTCCTTGTCCCAGTAGCCCCTCCCGAAGTGCCCCCAGCCCTCGCGGCATCGCATGTTCGTTGCGCCACCAAGCAGGTCGGAGACGTCCGCGCGCTCGTTGTCGGGGAGTTCCGCGAGCCTCTCCGCCACGTACTTGTACGCGCCGGTGAGCGTAGGCTTCTTGAGGCTCGCCTTGAGACCGTCCTTATCGATGCGGTTCCATTTGTAGTCGTGCGCTGCATCGTCCGAAATGAGCCCCATGCCCCTGAGCTTGTCGGCCAGCCTCCCCCTCAGGTATGCCTCCCCGTCGTCGCTCCCGTCTATCTTGGACACCGCCCACTGTGTCATCTCCCCCTTGGCCTTGACGCAGTACGCCCTCGCCTCCTCGCGAAGCTTCGCCGGGAACGCGCCGTTGCCGTATTCGAAGGACAGCGTCGACCAGCTCCTCCCGCTCGGTGCCTCAGTGTGGTCGATGTTGTGCCCGAACTCGTGGAACCACGTGTTGCCCGGCTCCCTCTTCCCGCTCGGGTCGAACTCCCTGCCTGGGTTGATGGTCACTCTGTCCTCTGCGGGCGAGTACCAAGCCCCTGGCTCTGCGTGCACTGACGGGACCTTGAACTCGTGCTCATGCCTCTTGTACAGTCGCGACAGCGCATCGGGCGCCCCACGCAGCGCTTCGTCAACGACCTTTGCCTGCCGCTTGTCGAGAATCTCGTAAACCTTCGCTCCGGGGTCTATCCCCGCACCCTTGCCGCTCGGCTTGGGCCTCTGCTTCTTGGGGTCGCGGCCCGCCTTCCAGTCCTCGTAGCTGGTCTCAAGCTTCGAGGCATTGCGGTCCTCGAAGGCGTCGTAGCCCGGCACGGAGGCCACCAGCGTGCAGCGGCAGTTCCACACCTCCGAGGCCGGCCCCGTGGGGTCGCCGGGGTAGCGCAGGCCGTTCGAGAACCGGCCGTCGTCGCCGGCCACCTCGCCGTCGAGCTGGCGGTGGCTGTCGCGCGTGCGGCTGTCGAGCGTCGCCATCCAGCGAGCCCGCACGTCGATGCCCATGCCGCGCGCCCGGTCGTAGGAGGAGACGCGCCCGGCGTTCTCTGCGCCCGTGAGGGCGGTCCTGGCGGCCCTGGTGGCCGCGCGCTCGCCCATGTCCACCACGGAGCGCAGGCGGCGCGCCGCTGCCGGCACCGACTCGCCCACGAGCACGCTCTGGATTATCGCGCTCGTGACCTTCCTCCGCGCCCACGCCTCGGCCTTCGAGGGATTGGGGCTCACCTGCGGCAGCAGGTCCGGGTGGTCGCGCACGAGCGTGGCCACCGTGTCGGCGTCCACGAGCGTCCAGGAGGTGTCGACCTTCGCCGCCTCTTCCACCTGGAAGGCCCCGTAGTTCGCGTTCTCGGCGTAGACCGCCGGGCTCGCGCCGTTGACGATGGCGGCCGCCTGCCGGTCGCACTCGGCCATCTGCCTGGCGAGCTGGTCGACCATCTGCGCGTACCACGTGGCGTCCGCCGCGCGGCCCCTGCGCCATGAGGCGAGCTGCTCGGCGGTCATCTCGCCAGCCTTCACCCTGGCCGCCATCTCCCTGTCCGCCTCGGCCTGGCGCTCCAGGTCGGCCTTGGCCCTCTCGGCCATCTCCCTGTGGGCGCGGGAGTAGGCCGCGTGCAGCCTCTTGGACAGCCTGCGGATCTCCTCGTCCGTGGCGTCGTGCGCCGGGTCGCTGACGGCCATCGGCTACGCCTCGCCCCGGATGATGCGCAGCGCCTGCTCCGTGTCTACGCCGATGGACGTGCTTATGACCATCGCGGCCTGTCCCTCGGTCATGGTTCCGCCCGCGACCGCGGCGAGGACGCCCACGAGCGCCGTGGTCTGGGCGCCGTTAAGCGTGCTCACGGACGCCCCCCCGAGCCGTCCTGGCCGTCCTGGCCGTCCCGCGCCTCCTCTGCGCCGTCACCGCCCGAGACGCCGAAGCGCTCGGCGTCCTCCCCGTCGGCTCGTGCCAGTACCTCCGCCACCTCGTCCGGGGAGACGTTCGGCAGCTTGCGCAGCACGGTCTCGCGGTCCAGCCACTGTGCCTCCTGCGCGACCATCTGCACCTGCTCCAGCTGGTTGGTGACCCGCTGGCGCTTGAACTCGGGGCTGTCCTCGATGCCCATCAGGGCAAGCAGCCGGCAGACGGCCGTCTCCACCTGGTACTCGAAGTCGCTCGCGTTCTCGTCCAGCGGCTGGTACGCCGCCTCTATCTCCGTGGCGGTCTTGCTGCCGGCGCCGAGCGCGCTCACGTCCAGGCCGCCGAAGTCGCGGTAGATGCGGCGCTCCATGCCCTCCAGGTACGCCTGGCGCGCCTGGTACGGCACCTCCTGGCTGTACGGGGTAACCTTGCCGCCCTGGTCCGTGTCCGCGTTGGCGATGTGCAGCACCTTGAGGCGGTCGCGGAAGCGCGCCAGGTCGGAGTCGCTCATGCCGCCGCAGTTCTCCACGATCCAGTAGATCTGGCTCACGTCGGTCAGGTCGTTGGCGAAGCCGGACTGTATGAGGTCGTAGCTGTCGATGGCCTGGCGCATGCCCACCAGCGTGCTCTGGTGGAGCCTGCTGCCCCACATGGGCACGACGGGCAGCGCCCCGTCCCAGTTGCCCTCGCCCACGACCTCCTGCGTGCCGTCGGGGTACGTGGCCACGCGCACCTGGTACGGCGTGAGGTCCTGCACCATCCGCAGGCGCAGGCCGTGGCCCGAGTCCTCCGTGGCCCACGTGACGTAGCCGTGCTCGGTGTAGAGCGTCACCGTCATCGGGCGGTCGGCGTCCAGGCGCCAGAAGCGGATGCCGCCGCGCAGCGCGCCCGTCACCTCGTCCCACAGCGGGACGAACTCGGTGACCTCGAAGGTGTAGAGGCGCGTGCCGGACCAGTACCCGAAGGCCACGCCGTGGATGAGCGCGGCGTACGCCCAGTCGCGCAGGTCGTGGTCGAAGCGCGGGCCGAGCTCCTCCTTCGTGGCGTCCCCGTCGGCCGTGGCCCCGGCGAAGGTCACGCCGTTTCCCAGGCTGTACATGCAGCGCTGGGTGTTAAGGCGGTTGAAGAAGTTGCTTGCCACCTTGGCGTTGCTCGCGGTGAAGTCCTCCACGGGCGAGCCCGTGAGCGTGAAGATGGTCTGCACGTAGCGGTTGATGGTGACGTTGCGCTGGCGGTCGTACTCGTCGGCGTCCAGCGCCGTGCGGCACAGCGGCCCGTGCACGTGCGCGTCGATGGCGGAGAGCACGAACGCCTCGCGGCCGCCGTGCGCCGTGGCCCTCTCGAAGTCCTGCCACGTCCTCATGCTCCTGCTGCTCGACGGCCCTGGCATGCCCTACCTCCCGAAGACGCCCCTGTACTCGTCACCGGGAGATTCAAGCGCACGGATAACTCTCTCCGTGGCCACCAGGTAGCGCAGCGCGTCGCACGCGTGGTCGTCCGCCTTGAGCGGCCTCTCGCCGTCCCCGTGGGCCTCGTCCCACACGTATCCGCCCAGCTCGCGCACCAGGGACGGGCACGCCTCGCGGCCTATGCGCACCAGCCCCGCCTGCATGCACGCCGCCACCTCGCGTATGCCGTCCGCCACGTCGTTGCGCGCGTGCCGCACCCGGAAGCGCTGGCCGCGCCTGCGCAGCTCGGCCATGAAGCTGGTGGCGCTCGGGTCCACGATCACCTCGACCTCGCCTGGCACGCCGGCGCACAGCGCCCCCACGCGGTCCGCGTAGTCGGCGTCCGTCATCTGGTGGCCCTCGGCGCGGCCGCTGTAGTAGAACTCCCGCACCGCGTGCCACACGCCGCCCTGGCGCGCCCACAGCAGCGCCGCGAAGGCGTTCTGCGTGCCGTAGTCGACCGACACGGCCCAGCGCACCTGCGCGCCGCCCTCGGGCTCCCACGCGCCATCCAGCGCAGCCTCGTAGTCCGGGTAGACGAGGCCCTCGGCGCGCACCCACTCGCCGAGGACGTACCGGCGGTGGAAGACGCCGCTGTACATGCGCTCGTATCGTGCGCGGACCTCGGGCGTCAGGCCGGGGTTGTCGTCCATCGTGAAGTGCAGGCGCAGCGCGTTCTTCTCGTCGGCACCGTCTATCCACTCGCGCTTGAACCAGTGCGTGGGCCCCTCGGGGTTGCAGTCGAACCAGAGCCTTGAGCCGGGCACCGAGCAGCGCGCGATGGCCTGCTCCACGAAGCTGCGCGGCATGAGCGCCACCTCGTCCATGAGCACGCCGGCGAGCGTGCGGCCCTGGATGAGCATGCGGCTGCCCTCGTCCTTGCCGCCGAACACCTCGAATCTGTTCACGCGGCCGCGCCAGCTGACCTCCAGGACGTTCTCGCCGCCGCGCCAGCGCAGCCGGTAGCCCATGTGGCGCGTGGGCCACGCCATGGCCATGTACGGCTCCACGACGTTCTTCTTCGCCGCGTCTATGGTCTTGCCGCAGATGCCCAGGCGCTGGCCCTGGAACTCGCGCATGGCCCAGTCCACGAAGGCCACGCTGATGATCGAGGACTTGCCGGAGCGCACGGAGCCGTCGCACACCAGGGCGTCGTAGCCCGTGCGCGGGAACGCCAGCACCTGCAGCTGCCGCTCGCTAAGCCCCATGGCGGCCGCCGTCCAGCCCGCGCGCCACCTCGTCCAGCGCGGCGCTCAGCGGGTCCTCCGGCGCGCCGGCGTCCGCCTGCGGCGCCTCCGGCGGGTTGTCGCGGTAGCCCGCGCGGTTCTTGAGGTAGAAGATCTGGGCGGAGACGCTCGGCGCCTTGCGCACCCTCGTCCTGCGCGTCCTGACGCCCCCCTCGGCGTCCGTCTCGGTGACCTCGGTCTCCTCGTACCAGTCGCCGACCGCCGCACGGAAAAGGGCGTTCTCGATGCACTCGACGCCCATCGCGCGGCCGGAGCGTATGGCCCCGTCAAGCTCCTGGTGCCTCTTGCACCATGTGTACAGCGTCCTTGGGTTGATGCCCATGTTCTGGGCGATCTCCTGCATCGTGCACCCGCGCGCGGCCCAGTTGGCCACGCGCTCGAGCTGGCTCGGCTCCGACCAGGCCCGCGTGAATCCGTCTACTCCCGCTGCTCCCATGCCAGAGATTGTCGCGGCGCGGGCACGGTGCCCACGGGCAACGCCGCGCCTTTTATGGACTGGCAAACCTGGCGCACGTGCGCGGCCGGATCACCCGACGTCCCCATGGCCGTACAGCCCAACGCCCCTGCTGCCGTCCTCCGTCTCGAGGACCAGCCGGCATCCGCACGCGCGGGCGAGGCGGGCGAACGTGTCAAGCCTCGGAACCGATTCCTGGTTAAGGACGGTGTAGACGTACGTACGACCCTTCCCGATGCTCGACGCAAGCTCGCTAGGGGTCTTTTCCGACGAAATGACCATCCGCCGTATAGCCGTCGTTGCATCCATCACTTCCGCCCCCTCCTCTTGTGCTTCCTCTGCCTGCGCGCCGCGTTCTCGCGCGCCAGCCTGTCCCCGTTCCGGTCCCGCCAGTCCTTCTCGGCCTGCGCGCACTCGCGGCACAGCCCCCAGCGCCGCGCCTCCGGGTCCTCAACGAACACCGGGTGCTCGCCGCAGCGCTGGCACAGCGGCACCACGCCATCCGCTCGCCAGCGCCCGTAGCGGTCGCGTATCCGGCTCACCGCCTTCGGCGTGCGGCCGGGCAGCATCTCCGCCAGCTCGTCAGCCGTCATGTCCGGGTGGCGCCAGACCGTCTGCAGCTCGCGCCACGCCCACGGCTTCCGCTCGCGACTTCTTGGGGCACGTGGGGCATTTGCCCCATGCCGCGCGTCACCGGGAGCCGCCGTCACTTGCCGTCACCCGCTCCGTCGCCCCAGTCGACGTGCCGCCTGCACCACTCCGCCGCATGCGCCGCCGCGTGTGCCGGACACTCGGCGCACCTTTCGGGCCGCGCGTCGGTGGCGAATCTCGACTTGCCGAAGAACCACTCGAGCATCTCGCAGTAGGTCATGGGACGGCGGGCCACCGGCTCGTCATCGTCCCTCGCCATGGCGCTCCTCCCTCCTCCTCGCCTGCCAGCAGTAGCCGCTGCCGTCTCCCTTGCGCATGGGACAGCGCCCGAAGTGGATGCAATCACCGCACCGCACCAGCTCTCCGGTCGTGCGGGCGTGCAGGATGCCATCCGTCGTGTCCACGATGTACTCGGCCATCAGGCGTCACCTTCCCTGACCACGCGGGCTCCGCATCCGGGGCAGTAATTGGGCTTGTTGCATGTGCTGAAATGCTCTCCGCAAGTGCGGCAAACGTAAGCGAAGTCGCTCGTCAAGCGGTTATCGTCCTTGACCTCGCACGTCGGGTCTATGAGGTCAGCGACGCGGAGAAGGCTCTCGCTCTTGTAAGACTCCTCGAACACGTCTTCACCGTCGTACTCAATGCCAAGGTAAGACTCGAAAACCTCGCGCGGGGTGCTCTCGCTGCAGCTTGCATCTTCCCGCAGCTTCTCCGCTACCTCGCGGCGCTCATCGCTGCTAGTCATCGTCTACCACCCTCGCTCCGCACTCGGGGCAAAAGCGCGGCGCGAAGCCACGCTCGTATATGAAGTGCTCGCCGCAAACGTCGCACTTCCACCAGCGGCCCTGAATTGGCTCGTCTCTGTCGTAGTCCTGCTCTGCGTCGCACGTCGGGTCTATGAGGTCGGCGAGGCGGCCAAGGAATCTCTCCCACGAGTCCTCCTCTCGGCAACTGATGACCTTGTCAATCACATGGAAGGCAGTCTCGCAGTCTGCGCCCAGGATGCTCAGCTCAGCTCCGCACTTCCTCAGCCTCGCCGCCACCTCGCGGCGCTCGTCGCTAGTCGGTGCCATCCAGGCTCACCGTCCCATAGCCGTTGTCTCTTACCGTCCCAAGCCTTATCGCGTCCTGGGGCTGCCGCTCCTTGACGTAGAACGCATCGCCGAGCATCGCGCGTCCGGTCTCGGAGCACCACATGCCAACCAGGCCCCCGTCCTTGTCGTAGAGCTGGACCGGCGCCCCTCCCACCTTGCTATTCGGTGCCATGGTCTACCCCCGTCATGACCAGAAGTCGCTGGATGTCCTTTGGGCGGAGCCTCAAGATGCCGTTCCCCTGGCAGTGCGTTCCAGACATGCAGACGTTGCATGTGTCGGCGCTTATCCACGAGACGCTGTCGACGTTTATCACGTACTCCTGGCCGAATTCGTCATGCACCCGCATGAACCTGCTACTCATCGCTCGTCCTCCTCCACTGGCTCGTATCCAAGCTCGCGTATGGCCTTGCCGCCTGTGGCGTCCTCGTACCACACGCCCAGCTCGTCCCAGCTCGTCACTTCGCGTTTGCACAGGTCAACGTCAAAGGCCATCGTCTCTGGATTGCTCGGCAAGAATGGGCGCGGGTTGAAGTCAACGTATA